TGTACAGCAGCAGCGTCAGGCGATCGTCGTCGGACGCGACGTAGATGTTGGTGGTTCGCGTCTCCGGGATGCCGTACGCCGGCGCCTCCATCGGGACCTGACCGCCGAGCAGCCCGCGATCCGTGGTCCCGACCGAGTCACCGAGGAACGTGTTGCTGGTGTCCTCCGCCTCGGACTGCGGCTCGACCACGATCAACGCGAGTCCCGGCGCGTCGCGCGGCCAGCTGACGTCGAGGTAGATGTTCTGGTTCTTCTCCAGCCACTGCTTGAGCTGGTCTCGGACGTCGACGGGGACCAACGCGAACAGCTGGTCGATCACGTCGTTCGGAGTCCCGATGGTCTTCCGCACCTCGCCGAGCGCCCAGCCGATGAGCTGGCGGATGGCGAACTCCGGGATGCGCAGCCCGGCCGGCTGGGTGTCAGGGACAGTGAAGTTGTTGGTCGGCTCGTCTAGCGGCGGATTTGGCACGTCACTCGCTCCTGGTTGTCGCGACCGCGTCGCGGATGATCACTGCGATGTCTCGCTTGGCGTCCGGGAGCACGTCGTCCAGCGCGCGGCGCGCCTTGAAGCCCGGGTGCCACCACGACGACCCGGCGCTGCGCGACGAGATCCGGCGGAACGTGGTGTAGCTCGCGGACCACCCGCCACCGCTCGTCCGCGACGACCGACGGACGATGTCGTCGTGGATCCCGCGCTTGTGCTTGACAGCCTGCTTCTTCGGACCGACGCCGAGCGCCTGCGAGATCTTGCCCCTGTTGAGCAGGCGCGTGAACGACTTGCCCTCGGTCTTCCCCTTCAACCTGACCTCGCCGGGGACGCCGCCGGCGGCCCGGCGCATCGCGGTGCGCATCGCCTGCGGCACCGACCGAGCCTTGTGGCCGATCGGGACGTCGACGTACACGCCGCCGCTCTTGGAGGTCTTGCCGCGCGCCAGCAGCTTCGCCTTCATGTCGAACGCGGGCGCGCCGCGCTCGACGGCCGCGACGATCGGGTCGGAGATCGCGATCGCGACCTCCTTCTCGGTCACGGTCACGGCGCCCGGCTTCCGCAGCGCGGCCTTGTAGCGGGGCGCGAAGTCGGGGACCAGCTTGTCGGCCGCGTCGGACGCGCGGTCCTGGACGAGCGTCGTGATCCGCCGACCAGCCTCGCCGGACACGGCGCGCCGGAACGCCGCCGTGACCTTGGCGGCGATGGTGCGCCCGCTATTCGAAGGGATTTTTATCGACAATTTGACGAGCATCGGCGCTTTCGTTGCGGATGAGGGAGTCGAGTTTCGCCATCGCCTGGACGGGGAACTGGTAGTGCTGACCCTCGATGGTCGAGTCGCGGTGGTGGTGGATGAGGTCCATCACGACGTAGCGCGGGCGGTAGTCGTAGCTGACGGAGTAGACGCTGCCGGCGTCCGGCGCCGAGCTCGACCACTCGATCCCAGAGCCGTCCACGGAGGCGCGGAAGTCGACGTCGGGCTCGAACGCGGCGAGGACGCCGCTCCGGTCGACCCACCCGACGTAGCGGAAGCACAGGGGCGCGTACCTGAGCTTGTCGATCGCGGCGCCCGGCTGGCGGACGATGCGCTGCGTGAACCTGCCGACGCCGTTGCCCAGCGTGAGCCGGTCGAAGAAGTCGAGGGTGAACTCGGGCTCGCCGGTCACCATCATGTTGCCCATGTCCCAGCGGCCGTGGGCGAAGAAGCTCTGGTTGAGCCGAATGCCCTGCATGAGCATCTTCGTCGGGACAGGGTCGACGTAAATGTAGCCGAACTCGCTGCAGATCGGACACCCGATCGCGTGGTCGCGCGGGGACAGCCCGGTGCCGGGCACGTTGGGGCACAGCACGGCCTTTTCCCAAACCACAATGTAGCCTTTATCGTCGATGAACCGCGTGAACGCGTCGCGGTCGAAGTCGACGACGTTGTCCTTCCACTGTGGGTTCCACTCCCCGGACGGGGACGGCAGCGCGACGCGGACACCGCCCGTCCGGGACACGCCGCCCGTCTTCGAAACGATCCCGTGCGAGACGCCGGCGACGCCGCGTCCAGCCTTCGGGGTCAGGCGCACCGTCGGCGACGAGCTGCCCACGGTGCCGGAGCTCGCCGCGGTGCTCCCGCCCAGGGTCGCGGACACCGAGCCGGTCGCCGAGACGGTCCCGGCGGCACCGAGGACGGACCCGGACAGCGCGCCCGCGCCGGCGACCCCGACCGAGACCGCGCCGCCGGCGGCGCCGGTCGAACCCGCCAGCAGCCCGGCCACGTTGCCGCCGGTGCCCGAGAACGCCGTCCCGAAGCTCGAGGCCATGGATGACCCGAGGACGCCCGCCGCGGCGCCGGTGGCTGCCACGGAGGCCGCCGAGACCGCCGAGGAGCCGCCGAGCCGCGCGCTCGCCGAGCCGGTGACCTGCGTGCCGCCGGCGCTCGCCGCAGTGCTCCCGGACAAGACCGCCGCCTCGTTGCCGGCGTCGGCGGCCAGGATCAGCCCGACGCTGTTGGCGACGGACGAGCCGAGGGTCGCCGCGGCGGACCCGGACGCCAGGACGACGCCGGCGGCGGCGCCGCTCGAGCCGGCCAGGACGCCGGCGTCGGTGCCCGTGACGGCGACGGTCCCCGTCTCCGCGGCCGAGCTCGAGCTCAAGGTCGCCGCGCCGGCGCCGCTCGCGGACGCGGCGCCCTGGATCGCCATCAGGTGGACGATCCCGCCTTCGCCGTTGGCGGTCGTGAACACCGCCGAGAAGGTGCCGACGCCGACGGTGCGCACCATCGTGGCCATCTGGATCTGGCCGGCGCCGTTGCCGATCTCCATCAGGCCGGTCGCCAGCGGGAGCTTGGTCCAGCCGGCCCCGGGGATCGCCGTGTGCAAGAACCCGTCGGCCTGCACCGTGCCGTTGAGCCACAGGAAGGCGACGAGGAGCGCCGGCCCGGTCGTGGTCACCGACGCGCTCGTGCAGACGTTGGAGACCGGGTTGGGCTCGCTGTGCGAGTGGTCCTGGATGTGGGTGCCGCCGACGACCTCGACGATCACCTCGGTGATCTCGTCGCCGCCGAAGTTGTCGCTCGCGCCCCAGGCCGCGGACAGCGTGTGCCCGGTGCCGCCCGCCGCCGGCAGCGTCGCGGAGTACACAGCCGCCGCCGAGCCGGGGAACGAGGCGTAGAACCGCTTGTTGATCAGCGGGTAGTTGTTGCTCTTGTTGTCGGTCGGCGCGGTCCCGCTGGTCGCATCGTTGCCGCGTGCCACCGTCGCCAGGAACATGGACCCGCTGGTCTGGGTGTCGCAGGCGCCGGTGCCGGCGGACAAGAAGTTCCACTTCGCGCCGCCGTCCGTGATCCCGGCGCCGGTGGTGTTCGGCCCCGGACCGCTCGAGGCGCTGGTGCCGGTCTGCGCGAGCTCGTAGCAGTTGCCCGCGTTGGTCACGCGAACGGCCTGCGCGAGGTTGTACGAGGTGCTCGTCGTCCACGCCGGGTAGACCGTGAGCGTCGTCAACGTGCCGGTGGTCGGCGAGGTCGTGCTCGCCTTCTGGCGGAAGGCGACCGCGCCCAGGGTCGGGGCCGCCGACGTGGCGACCGTGCCGGAGCTCGACGCCGTGCTCCCGCCCAGGGCCACGTTCTCAGCGCCGGTCGCCGGGACGGTCCCGGCGAACGAGGCGGAGCTGCCGGACAAGGCGCCCGCAGCCGCGCCGGCGACGGATACCGCGCCGGTCTCGGAGGCCGAGCTCGAAGCCAAGGAAGCGGCCTCGCTGCCCACCACGGCGACGGTGCCGGTCTCGGAGGCCGAGCTCCCCGCGAGCGTCGCAGCCTCGCTGCCGACGGCGCCTGACGACACCACGCCAGTGATCGCGGCCGAGCTCGACCCGAGGGTGGCGGCCTCGTTGGCAGCGATCGCGGCGACGCCGGCGCCTACCGCGGTGCTCCCGGACAGAGTTTGGGCCTCGGACCCCGAGACCGACACCGTGCCGGCGGACGCCGCGGTCGACCCAGCCAAGGTGCCCGCCGCGTTGCCGGTGATCCCCGCGACCTCGGGCAGCGACGCGAGGACCATCGTGATCTGCGCCTGGACCGACGCCGTGCTGAAGCTGCCGGTGCCGCTACGCGCGCCGGCGGCGGTCGCGTAGCCGCCGCGACCGCCAACGAAGCTCGCGTTCTTGCCGGCCGCGTTGCCGTGCCAGCCGTTGTCGATCTGACCCGACGGGGACGCCGCGCCGCTGAACGTCCACGCGTTGAACGCGCCGTCGTCGTTGGCGCTCGAGCAGCACGTGACCAGCGTGCAGCCGTTGAGCGTCGGGGTGACCGCCGGCGGCGCGCAGGTCGTCGTGGCGGTGCCCTGGCCCTGCTTGGCGATGATGTGGAACGGTACCCCCGAGGTCCGGCAGCCGCTGTACGTGTTGATGTGCAGCGTGTGTATCGTGTAGCCGGACGGCGCGGCGACGATCGGGGCCGGGTCGGACGTCGTGTTCGTCCCGGTGAGCCGCTTCCAGAACACGTGCATCCCGGTGGCGGTGCCCTGGATGAAGCTCGCCGTGTTGCCGCTCGGGTCCTGCGCGAGCACGAACCCGTTCGGCGTCGACAACGTCGGGGTGCCGCCGTCGGTCGCGATGAACAGCAACGCGATCTGGTTCGCTGCCCAGGGCGAGCCAGGCATCGACACCGTGATCGCGCCGGTCCCGGTCTGGTCCGACGCTGACTCGTCGACGAAGTCTGGATTAGCCATCGCTCACCCCCCTGGTGAGGGCAGGGGTGAGCTTACGCGTCGCCGGCCGTGATCGCGTAGCTCGCGATGGTCACCGTCTGGCTCGTCGCGATCGAGGTGTTGTCGAGCGCGAGGTCGGCGCTGAACGTGATGGCCGCGGCGCTCGCGACGCCCGCGGTGGACGTCTTGCTCATGATGATCGTCGCGCCGCTGATCGACTCGACGAGGCACCCGGCCGCGACGCCGGTGCCCGCGATGGTCTGCCCGACGACCACGCCCGCCGGCGCCGACGCGAACGTCAGCACGTTGCCGTGCGCCGCCGTGAGCGCCGACGTGTTCACCGTGGTGGCGATCGCCACCGTCCCCTGCTCGACGACGGCGCCGCCGGACGCCTTGAGCCGGTAGTAGCCCGCGGTCCCGGTGGCGCTCGCGGTGCCGGTCCAGGCGCTGCCCGACTTGCCGATCACGCCGCTGGAGCTCGACCCGAGCGGGGTGCTCGGCAGGGCCAGCGTCGCGAGGACGGTGCCGCTGTCGGCCGTGGCGCAGGTCGCCGGCGGCGCGCCGGTGAACAGCAACAGGGTCACCGAGGTGGTGCCGAGCGTCGTGGAGTAGGCGTTGTTGGCGGCGTCGCGGGCCGCGACCGAGCGCTGGATCGTCATGTTGCTTTCCTCCGAGGCGAGACGGTTGGATCGTACACCCTACATGCTCGTCAGCACCATGCCGACGTACGTCCGCCGGAGCTGACCTATCTCGCCGGTGCTGAACTTGGGGTCGACCGCGAGGCCAGGACCGGGCAGGCCGAGGTCGACCTTGTACGTGTCGACGCGCGCCTTGAACGCGGGCAGCTGGCGCGCGATCGACTGCGACATGCCGTCCAGGCCGAGGCTCGACGAGGCGACCCCCAAGGGACCCACGAGGTCGCTGAAGATCGTGAAGATCTCGACGCACGCGAGCTTGCAGATCGCCGACACGACGTCGCGAGGGACGGCGTCCACCTTGAAGCCCGACACGTAGTCGACCTCCCACAGCTGCGGCATGTACGACAGGCCGCCGAAGATGAACGGCAGGTAGCCGTTGCCGCCCCCGATCATCACCTGCGAGAGCGAGCCGCTCGTCGGCACCAGGTGGAGCTGCCCGGCCTCCACGTTCAGCCGGACCCACTCCGCCGGGAACACCTGGATCACCTGACCCGTCGGGTACACCGCGCGGACCTGCTGCACGCTCTGCGCCGGCAGGCGATACAGCCGCGAGAACGCGTAGTTCAGGTAGTCGTTCGTGTGGTAGTCGTGCCTCTCGCCCGTGATCTCGCGCTGGAGCACGTCGAACCCGACGATGCCCTCCAGCTTGACGATCGCGTCGGCGATCTTGTTCTCGTAGAACTCCGGGGCGAGCTCCTGACCGTCGGTGCCGGTGAAGTTGAACCCCGTGAGGTAGTTCTCGAGCAGGTATTTCGCCGTCAGGTCATCGAGCGACACGTGCACGCTGAACCGCGACGGCGTCTGCTTGACGATGCCGGTCGCGGTCGCGGTGACGCTCGACGCGCCCTTCGGCGTGGGTGCGGTCACCCGAGCCTACTTGTCCTTTGGCTTGCTCTTGGCATCGGCCTTGGCTTCGATCTCGCGCTTCGTCTCGATCCCGGCCTGGTATGTCGTGTGGTCCTCGGCGAGCCACGAGTGAGGCTTGACGTCCCGGAGCATCTGGAGCTCGGCCTCCGGGACCTCGAGCTCGGCCAGCCCGTCCTCGTCGAACGAGACCGCGCCCCACCGGGTGTTGACGGTCTCGTTCCTGTGATCCAGGCACCGGAGCTTCGCCGTCACCGTCGTCTTTGGCTTCGCAGCCTCGCTGTCGTTCTTTGCCATGCGGTCCTCCAGGAGCACAAAGGACGCGCCCGCGCGAGGCGATGAGGAGAGGGAGAAACCTTCGCGCGGGCGCGCGGAGCGTTTACTCGTCGCCGACGTTGTCGAAGATCACGAACTTGCGAGTCGCGTAGACGACCGGCATCCCGTACAGCAGCATCGCCCAGCGGATCGACAGCGCGATGGTCGCCAGCGGGATCTTCATCATCGGCGCGAGCTGCCGGAACGAGATCGCCTGCAGGTTCATCTGCTTCAGGTAGGCGCGCGACGTGTTCGGCAGGAATCGGTTCGCGTCCACGAACGTCGTGGTCGCCGCGCCGGCGACGCGGGCGATCGTCGTCAGGAACTGTTCCGTACCGGCGGCGCCGCCGACCACCGGGGTCCGGTAGATGTTGTAGCCGGTCGTCGCGTCCGACGAGTCCGCGTTGTTCGTGATCGTCAGCGTGATCTCGTCCGCCGCCGCCGCGATCGCGGCGTTGGTCGACGCGCTCGCGGCCGACTCGCCGAAGCGGTTGACGGACGTGACCTTGTACCGCCACGTGCCGACGTCGCTGGCGCCGAACTGCGACGCCGCGATCGGGCCGGCGGTGTTCGCCGCGGACCCGGACGGCGCGACCGGGGCGCGGACGGCGTTGGCCGAAGCCGGCGCGGTCTTGACCGAGTTGTTCTTCCCCGAGCGCAGGAAGATGTTGCCCTTCAGGTTGATCAGGCCCGCCTGGGTGCGGACGCGGTTGACCGACATGCCGACGACGCCGTCGACCGGCGCGGGCATGTTGAAGCGCTCGCGCGGGTAGAACTGCTTGACCATCGACGACAGCGCCTTCGGCGCGGCGTAGAGGTCGGTCGGCACGCCGTAGTTCTCGATGACGCGGTTGGTCGCGTCCTCGATGTTGTCCTCGGTCAAGATGCCGCCGCGGAGATCGATGATCGCGACGTTCGCCGCGCTCGCGTCGCTGCGGATCTGCTGGTCGAGCCCGTCCCACGCCTCGGCGATCACGTCGCTGCGACCGCTGTACAGGGCGCGCTCGACGCGCTCGAGGATCCAGACGCCACCGTTCTGGGTCTCCTGCGCGACCACGTTGCCGTGGGCGGGCCGGACCAGGGTCGTCGGGTGATCGACCTCGCGCTGGGTGGTCACGTACTTCACGAGCGCGGTGCGGCGCTCGTACGAGGCGTCCTGGACCTGCGGCAGCTCGCCGGCCCGGGTGAACATGCCGCCCTCGGAGCCGTAGCTCGTCTGGACGTTGTACTCCTCGACCGTGCTGAACGCGGGCAGCTTGGGGATGTCCCGCCAGAACTGGATGTGACCCTGCGTGAACGTCAGGATCCGCAGGGTCTGCTCGAGCGACTCGACGCGCAGCGCGTTCGACCCGGAGACCGGCGGGTTCTGGTACCCGGCGCTGAGCGCCTTGCTCAGCTCGTCGACGTCCGTCGCGGCGAGCTGGCCGAATCCGTTGTACCCTTCGTAGTCCTTCATGGTGACAGTCATGGCGGTGCGCTTCCCTTCTACTTACTTGAGGAGGTCGTCGGCGATGGCCTTGCGCACCTGCGCAGGCAGCAATGCAACGTTGTATCGGTCGGCCTCGAACGCCACCAAGACGTTGGAGTCGAGCTGGTTGGTGGCGCTCTTCTTGAATAGCCAGTCGCTGATGGCCTTCGTGCCGAGGCTCTGGAGCTCCTCGACGTAGTCGCCGGCCGAGCCCTCGACCAGCTGGCGGTCCGCGTTGCCGCCCGGACCGCTCCACGGCGGCTGGTTGACCTCGCCCTTGGACAGGACCGCCTTGCCGCGCGGGCTGCCAACGGGTTGGTCGGAGAGCGACTTGACCATGTCGACCACGGGGAGCAGGTCACCTTGGATGGTGTTGCCGATCGCCGCTACGGCCTTCGCGAGCCGAGACTCGAACTCGCGGCGAGAGCCGATGCTCTTGGCGATCTCGCCGTCGATGTGAGCGGTGACGCGCTCCTCCATCTCGGCGATCGACTTGGCGAGCGACTCCTTGACGTGGAGGAGCGCCAGGCTCAGCTGGTCGGTCATCGCCTCCAGGAACTCGTTGACCTGGAGGCCCTTGCTCATCGTCTCGTCGTCGTCGGCCTGCTCCCGGAACGACTTCTCGGCGTCGTCGTCATCGCCGTCTTCGCTCTCGGAGCTCGACGCGGCGGAGCTGCTCATCGACTTTGCCTTGCTGACCTTCTTGCCCTTGTCGTCCTTCTTGGACTTCTTGGGCGGAGGCATCGGAGGACCGTCGGACGAGCTGTCGGCGCTCGAGGACGACGAGCCACCGAACGGCGAGCTCGCGCCGGCGCGCGACTTCTTGGTCGACTCGCTGCGCCCCTTGGGCGCAGCGTCCGACAGCGGCTTGCCCTCAGCGGACAGGCCGCCTTCCGGGTCCGCGTCCTCCAAGTCGTCGCCCTTCGCGAGGCTCTCGAGCTCGGCGAGAGCCTTGATGAGCTTGCTCTCTGGAATCTTCATCCTGCTCATGTTCGGCTCCCGATCACGCGTAGTAGAGAAGAACGCCGGCGATGTTGGTGTTCGTGATGGTGAACACCGTGACGCCGTTGCGGCTGACGACCGCGGTCGCGGCGTTGCTGACCGCGATCACGTCGTTGGTGTCGATGGTCAGCTGGAAGTCTTCGGTGGCGGGACCGGCCGCGTCGCTGAACGCGGCGTAGATCGCCCCACCGATGCCAGTCCGCTTGGCGTCGAACAGGTTCGACGGGGACAACCCCGAGGAAATGCCGCTCGGCGACGGTGAGTTGATGGTGTCCGGCACCGTGAAGCTCTCGCCACGCCCGACCTTGGCGAGGGTGACGTTGGCGAAGTTCGGGACGACGTTGTTTTGACCCATGGGATCCTCCTGCTTATCCAGCCGAGCTGTCGACGGTCACGGTGAACGAGACGCTGACCGCGGCGGTCGCCGCGATGAGGGTGGTGGTCCCGGCGGCGGTGGCCTTCCAGGTGGTGATCACGAAGGTCCCCGGCGATGAGCCGTAGT